AACGGCGGCATCGGTTAGCATCCAAATTGTTTGTAATCCTTCTGGGTTTTTAACGTCCCATGAATGCCGAATGCCTTCAATATGATAGTCTTTATTTAACGATGCCTGAGCCAACCTAATCGTTATCCGTGTTGACAAATCGTAGCCCAAAGCCTTTGGATATAAGTTTGTAGGATCACTGTTGGGTTTAACCATGATCTGCTTAACTCTCATAGCTGGCTGCTGATATCGATTAAGTAGATATTGAGCTTGAGCTAAAGCATCGGCATCAGTCGTCATTAGCAAAGAAGGCTTCTGAAGTCCTCGTTTACCATAGGCATCAATCGAGGTTGTCGAAGTTGCCACCTGTTCCGTCCCGGTTAACCGGGTAATCCGGATATCATTATAGATTCTTAAGTCTTCATGGGCTAAAAGTATTTCAGTATATCCTAACTCCCCGGCACTATCTCCAAATGTAGCCTGTGAGGTCGTGTAAGGGCTTTTAAGCCTTGCATGGCGGTCTTGATATACCATTGAGCCTGAAGGAGATACAAACATAATACCAAGCTCTGTATCCTGCACAGTGAAGGAATGACTCATAGCGTTAGTATTTGTGAGTACACCTGTAGCCTGCACGTTGGATTGACCAGCATCAAGAGTTCGGGAAGTTGAAGGCCATCCAAGCGTATCAAGAACGTTGCCAATTCGGGTTCCTGATAATTCCGCTATATATCCTGTGGTATTATTTAATAGTAGTTGTGAAACGCTTTTAATACCATCCGCGCAAGCCAGTTTCATAACCGGGGCTTTGATAGGTCTCAAGATAAAATCAGGGTTCCAGGATTCAACATAGCCTGTATAAAGATCATAAATTACGTAATTATATCGTGCACGTATGTTAATCTTTTTCCAAGGTTGAATATATCCATAATATGCGCTTGAGGTATTATTAGGCCAATAATCACCATCTATATTTTTAAGTGTGACTTCAGCCGTCCCCGCTTCCATACGGTTTAATTCGTATTGACGGCCCCGCCTGATTTTAAAATCTATAAGGTCATCTGATATATCTGTCCATGTTGGCGAATCCGTAAATGGGTTATCAGTAAATGCGACACGGGTATTATACGCCAATCCAGAAGGAACCCCGATTCCGTGTACGCTAAGAGTTCCATCAGTTAAAAACCCTCCAAAACTATGACTAGCATAATCGAAACAATCTAATGATTTATAATATACTCCTGAGTATCCTGTTAAACTGGATTCAATGTTACCCCTATATAATTCGGGTTCATAATCAAAATATATACCAATGTAATCTCCCGATTCACATTCGATACTCAAACCTGAAAAGGTTTGTTTTGACCCTCCGGTAACCTCTCCTAAAACTTCAAAATCACGACAAGTAAAATCAGGCGCAATGCCGTAAAAAGTCCCGACTTTGACATTACCTGAATTTTGATAAAACCACACTTCTATATTAGTAATAAATCCATTTTGAGTACTTGGATTATCCAATAAAATAAACGTTGAATTCCCACTTGCGCTGTTAGACCGATCAATAGCACTTGAGCCAACATCGATATCAAAATCTACTGTCATGGCGTAATCCCCGAACTATTAGCATTCCTCATTTGTAGTTTTAGTATTTCCTGTCTAACAGCTTCGGCAATCTCTTGGGGTTCCTGATTAGCACCCTCTATATTAATAGATACATCTCCAATAATTGTTGAACTTCCACTAGACCCAAGTCTTGGTAGTTCAACATTTGATATTTTAGATATATTAAGTCCGAATGATTTGCCGCCAATTCCCGGCACCCAATCAGGTATATCAAAATTAAGACTATTAAGAGCGGTTATAATCATATTGATAGCGGATATAAAGGAGTTGACCCACCCCTCAGTCAATCCAATAATCCAATTGATAGCATTTACAAAGGTTTCTTTGATAGCATCCCAGATAATAGCAGCGCCGTTTTTAATAGGTTGCCAAACATTATTCATAAACCACGTTGAGATACTACCCCAATGTTTAATAAACATCGCCACTATTCCGGCAGGAGGGAATATAACCAATAATATTTCAGCCCAATATTTAGTAAAAACCTCTTTAATTTTCTCCCAAACGTTTAAAAAGAAGTCTTTAATTTTATTCCAAATCTCAATAGTTTTAGACTGGATTGTTTCCCAATTCTGAACTAATAAAACGGCAATAGCTATTAATGCGGCAATAGCTAATATAACCAACCCTATAGGATTAGCACTCATAGCAACGTTTAACAACCACTGCACAACCGTCCAGGCTTTTATAAGGTTAGAAATTATTGGAACTAATACGGCTAATGTCCCCAATCCGGTCAATAAAACACCTAAAGCGGCGGTAACAATAACGATTACTTTTGTAAGTTCCGGATTTTGTTCAGTCCATGTTTTAACGGAATCAATAACAGGTTTCACCGCTTCAAGAATGGATTTAATAACTGGCAATAAAACCGAACCAATAGCGGCAGATGTGTCACTGATTGACACCTTTAGAGCCTGCATTGATTCAGATGTAGTCAGGTTAGATTTGGCGTTCTCATCAATAGTAGCGTTACCCTGCTCAAGCACAGCATTGAGTAGCGCCTGTTGTTTTTCGGCCTCGGTTAATTCTGATGCGGTTTTACCCAGACTTTGAGCGTATTTTTCGTTAACCTCTGTTTGATTAATAATCAGCCCAAGATTATCCAAAATTAAAGGTGACCCCCTGCCAATACCAGTGACGATGTTATCAAACGCCTGAGTAGTAGTTAGACCCATAACACGGGCTCTATCTCGGGCGATCTCCATTAAGGCGGTAAATTGGTCTGTGTTAGTAGCCACTCCCAAAGTCATTGCCCTGTTGGCTGAAAGTATCAAATCATATTCTGATACCGTCCCGGCTGATGCCTTTTGAAGCGAATCCAGTATGCTCTGACTTGATTGATTATTAGCAGCTGCGAGATTATCAAAGGATTTTTTAACAGACTCCAATTCCGTTGCTGCTTTAACCGATAAGGCCATGACACCCGTAATACTCCCACCCACACCCAGCATAGCTACACCAGCCGCCCTTATCCCCTCTGCCGCAGATTGGAATTTATCCTTCCAGGTTTTGGTTGATGAATCGACCTGATCATTTAATTGTTTGATCTGAGCGGATGCCTCATCTCTTAATTTTATTAATAATTCAAGTTCAGCCATTTTTATCCTCAGTGGCTTTATTTTCGGTCTTTATACAGGCGTAACACTCTTCGATTACATGTGCTGGAGTATTACAGTAATCCAGATATGACCAATGATAATGAGACATTATTTGATGCCGTTTTATAATCTGATTATCAACAGTGTTGATCTGATAATCATTGGTTAATTCGTAACCCATGAGTAAGGCATAATAGCCTAAGTGGATTCCGTCTTTGATAAAAAACTTGACGCTTCTTTATTGAGCCTGTCTATCTCGGATAAGACTAGACCTGTATTTAGTTTTGAGATTTGATAGATTATCAGGTGTGATCGGGATTAGTACTCCGTTATCTTTGAATGACCAGGCTTTAACACTAAGCTCCAGTAAGGTTTGGCGGCCTAGGTTTAATTCAAGTTCCGCTTCTTTACCCCTTGCCTTAGCCATGGTGTTCAAGATTTTGTCTTGATCTCGTTGGGATAGTTCTTGTTTAATGCCTATCCATTCCCCATCCTCAAAATCAACCTGGTATAATTCGTTTTCGTTAATAAAGTATTTCGACATATTCCCTCCTTATTATTTGTTTAAGTCCAGCTTCCGATAGTAATACCCGTAGTCCCGGCTGTCATTTCCCAGTTAACTGTGCAGGTGTTTGGATCAGTGACCTTGATCGGTAAACTGATAGATTTAATCCAACAATTACAAAACAATTCTGGGTATCCTGCCGTTGTACCTTTAGGCCCAAAATAAACACCCCAAGGTACAGTCGGGTATGTTTGCTGTAAAGACTGGAATGAACCCAAAGTACCCCACAAGGAAGTCCCTGTAGATGCAGAATCCCATGTGTGAACTGTACTGAATGATCCTTTCTGAAGTCCAGGATATGAAGTATGACCGACCTGTCCGGCTACGGTCACATCACCAAGATCAACTTCACCGGGTAACCCATTTACCTCTTTTGTGTAGGCAGACAGCGAGGTTAGCGCACCGCCTGAAGGAGTAGTAACACCGAAGTATAAAGACCGACCATGAGATAAAGCCATTTTATGACCTCCTGTTTATTATAAATAATAACTATATTTGACTAATGCGACTGCTATATTGCAAGTAGACGAGGTATTAGTCCATGCGCATCTGGCATATTGATGAATTGTTGTGCTTATAGCAACTCTTTGTGTGCTACCCGTTGCCCAGTCTGAAGTTGCCGCAAACGTGCATGTAGTAGATTGCTCTCCTGCAAAGGCCCCTGTGGAACTGGTTTGGATTGAAACTGTGACCGATCCACCTGTACTGGATCCAAAAAATTGAAGATAACCCGCCCCTCTGGATGAACTTAAAGTAGCAGCTCCGTTATCAAAAGCGGTTGCCGTTCCGGTAAATCCTGTTGCCGCATATTTACCAGATGTTAACATATAACCTGGCTCAAAAGGATAATTATCGACATCAAAATTAAAGGATATCCGGTTAACATCGGTCACAACTGATTTGACCTGACTGCCCATGAGCATGACCTCATTACAACAATAAGCTGGATCGCCTATCGTAGTTCCAAAGGCTATCATCATAGCATAGCCGGGATCAGCTTGTCGTAAAGCATTAATTACGGTTTGACTGGTACTGGCATAAACGCCTGAGATAGTCCCCGAATCTTTAGCCAGTCCAGGATAAAAAGTATGACCGACATTGCCAAATACAGTTACGTCGGCTAATTCCTGCTCTGAGGTAGGATTAACCTCGTTTAAATCACCGGAGATATCAACGCCATTCAGATAAATTGAACAATTCCGCCCATGTCTTAAAGTCATACAGACCTCCAACCATCAACTGATATTTGCGCCCCAAAATACTGTGATCCGGAATAACTCATTTCACCATAGTTGGTTATTCCACTCACATCGATTACGTCAACGGCGGTATAAGTGCCGTTAATTAGATTCAAATAAACTGAAGTTGTGCCGTCCGGTTCCAGATAAGTATCAAGCGTCTCTTGAGCTTGTTCGATTGTGGCTCCCTTATTTATTCCTAATTCAACGTATAAATGATAGGTGACATTCCCCTTTGCTGGTTGATGATATGCGATTGGATTAGTAGGAGATATTGAAACAACGGCATAAGGCGGCACTAAAGAAGACTTCCACTCTTTATAAACATTCAAACCCGTAATTGTACTCAAGGCTGTTACAAGCTCATCTCTAAATGATTGTATTGTCATTTATTATAAGTCTCCTCAAGATCATTACCAAAGGATACCATAACTCCCTGTATCTGATCTTTTGTTTGTTCAACTGTAGGCCCCATAAATGGATAAGCAGGAGCACGAGGATTGACTAATCTTCTTTTGATCTGG